AAGCGCCTGGCAGATTTGGAGCAGAAATATGGATTGCCTCCTGGCTTGCTCGATAGTGTTTGGAACGCAGAAAGCGGCCGCGGCAAAAATATGCGCTCAAGTGCTGGCGCGCAAGGCCATTTCCAATTTATGCCCGAAACGGCCAAGCAATACGGCCTCAGTAATCCCGACGACTTCGACCAAAGCTCGGAGGCGGCCGCCAGGTATTACCGCGACCTTATGAAAAAATACAACGGCAACGTTGAAAAGGCGGTTGCGGCCTACAATTGGGGCCCTGGCAATGTTGATAGCAAAGGCATGAGCCGCGCACCCGCGGAAACCCGCGGCTATGTTGCCAAAGTAACGGCAGGCATGGGCGGCGGCGTCCAGGTTGCGCAAAATACCACCATTAACGTAAACGGCGGCGACGCCCTGGCGACAGGTCGCGCGGTCGCAAGCGAGCAAGAACGAGTAAACGCAACCTTAACCCGTAACTTACAAGTGGCTTATAACTAACATGGCACTCCTAGACTTTTTGCAAATATCCCCCAAAAGCTCAATTGGCGACATTGAAATAATGGCCAGTTTAGAGGAAATCTACAACGACACATTGCAGACGACCGACCACCCGATTGAGCAAGGGGCGGACATTACGGACCATAGCTTTAAACGTCCTGCCGAGGTATTGCTGAGGTGCGGGTGGAGCAATAGCAGTTTTAAAGCGCTGAGCGGGGCCGCTGAGGCGCTATTTTCCGGCGGAGGCCTGACAGCCGCGGATTATGTCGGCGGCGTTTACAGTCAATTGCTGGCATTACAGCAAAGCCGCGCGCCGTTTAATATGACGACCAACGCGCGCCAGTATGAAAATATGTTAATCCAAAGTTTGCGCGTGGACCGGGATAGCAAGACCAGCAACATTTTAATGGTTACGGCCACTTGCAAACAGGTGATTATTGTAAACACCCAGGCAACTACGTTGCCGCCACGGGAGCAACAAGCCCAGCCGGAAAAAACGGCCGAGGTCCAAAATACCGGGGTTAAACAAACAAAACCGCGCACTCCGTCGCCAGGCGGCGCCGTGCCTCCCAAGCCTATTGTTGGCGGAGGCGGGACGTTTAGAGGCAAGGGCGCGAGCGGGGGCTGGTAATGGCAAACTTTTACGAAATACCTTTAACACCAACGCCGCAACTTTTTACGGTGCAATTGAGTGGCATAGATTACAACATCAAATTGCATTACCGCAACGTTATCGAGGGCGGTTGGTTTATTGACATTGCAGACATTAACAACCAGGCGATTGTTAACGGCGTGCCGTTGATTACCGGCGCTAATTTGCTCGAACAATATGCGCACCTCGGTTTTAAGGGCCGCATGTGGGTGCAAACCGCAAACGACCCGGACGCACCGCCAACATTCTTAAACCTGGGCACTGAGGCCTTTTTATATTGGGTAACTGACTAATGAGCGTTTCGCAATATTTACGCAAAGCCAGCTTAATTGTTGGCCAAAACGAAGCCAGCCGGGGCGCCCTGGATTTGTCAGAATTGCGCTTTCGTTTTTCCGTGCGACGTGGCGACATTCAAACGCCGAACAGCGCGGACATAAGGGTTTATAACGTAAGCGAGCAAACGGCCCAGGCCGTGCAAAAAGAGTTTACCCGCGTTGTTTTGCAGGCTGGTTATGAGGGCAATTATGGCATTATATTTGACGGCCAAATTAAGCAAGTAAGACGCGGCCGCGAAAGCCAAACCGACACATTCATAGACATAACCGCGGCGGACGGTGATAGCGCTTATAACTTCGCCGTTAGCGCCATATCACTGGCGGCCGGAGCTACGCCAAACGACCAAGTAAGCGCGGTTTTGCAGGACATGGCATTGCGTGGAATAAGCCGCGGATATGTGCCGGACTTGCAAGGCAATCCGTTGCCCAGGGGCAAGGTGATTTTCGGCATGAGCCGCGACAAAATGCGCGAAATTGCCAAAAACACGCAAACGAGTTGGAGTATACAAGACGGCAAATTTCAAATGGTCCCGTTGACCGCTTACATGCCTGGCGACATTCCGGTTTTAACCTCGGCCACCGGCGTAATTGGATTGCCGGAGCAGACGCAAAACGGGATAAGGCTCAAGACTTTGCTCAATCCCAACATCAAGATTGGCCAGGCCGTGAAGCTGGACAACGCGAGCATACAACGTTATAGGTTTGGCCTGGGTATTGGCCAGGCGGCGCAAAATCTTTTCGACGAGCAAACCGCCAAAATCAATAACGACGGGCTTTATTACGTGATGATTGCCGACCAAATGGGCGACACCCGCGGCAATGAGTTTTACACCGATTTAACATGCTTGGCGATTGATGCCGCTATCCCGGCAAGTTATATACCGCGCCAGGGCGTTAATGAGGATATAGGCTCAATCAAGCGTTACGGCTAAGGCGTTTTATTGCTGATTGTAACAATGCCGTCGGCGCCCAGCGTGCCGGTTTTAAACATAGCGCGCGGCATGACTTGCTCAATTGCCTGTCCCTGGTAAATGTAAATGGTTAAAAAATCATTGTTGAGCGTGCGACCCGCGCACCCTTTCATCGACATACCACCAAGCGCGTTGTAAGTGTATGCGCGCATGTGCTCGGCGTTAACAATCGGTAATTCACATTTGCGCTGGGTAAATATTACCTGGCGCATGTAATCCGCTGGCGCTCCGTCGCCCTCATTCATGGGGTGCGGCGGGTTGACATATAGCGGCTCATTTTTTGGGCTGGCCACCGCTAACAGCGGCACGGCCAAACAAACTAATAATAATTTTTTCATAGATAGGCTCCTAACTTATGGATAGACGCGAGCGTTACCTGGACCCTGAGGAAATGTTACGCATTGCCCTCGACGGTAAACAGGCGCAAATTTGGACGGCTTTGCCTTGCATAATTCAAAGTTTCGACCCCAGCGCCATGACTTGCGAGGCCCAGCCTACCATTAGCATGGACGTAAGGCAACAGGACGGGACCACCAAAGCCGTTAAATTGCCGTTGCTTTTGGATTGCCCGGTTGTATTTCCTAGCGGCGGCGGCTTTTCGCTGACCTTTCCAATAAAGCCAGGCAACGAGTGCTTGGTTATATTTTCCAGCCGTTGCATTGACGCATGGCACCAATACGGAGGCGTACAAGGGCAAGCGGAATATCGCATGCATGACCTGAGCGACGGCTTTTGTTTGCCTGAGGTATTTAGCCGCCCGCGCGTATTGCCGAACATATCAACAAACGCCACGCAATTGCGAAGCCATGACGGGCAAACATACGTCGAGGTTGGCCCCGCAAAAATTAGCCTGGTTGCCGACGTTGTGGAAATCCACGGCCGCAATAAAACCAGCTTTGATGCTGGCGGCACCGGCTTTGTTTACCAGCCTGGACAGATTGACACTTATACCAATGGCGTGCCGTCAACGTCGCACGCTCCGAACCCTCCTAAGGTGCCATAAATGCGATACAGAAAACTAGACGAAAACGACGACTACACAATGGGCACGGGTGCGGATTTTTTTGTAAATACCCCGGACGCCGTTGCCCAGGCAATCCTTACGCGCTTGCGATTATGGCGCGGCGAGTGGTTTTTGGACAACAAGGACGGGACGCCCTGGTTAACTGAGATTTTGGGCAAGCGACAGCTCGCAAACAGCCCGGACGCGGCCATTAAGCAACGCATACTCGGCACGCAAGGCGTTAAGGAAATCCTCAGTTATTCCAGCACATTTGACGGCAACACGCGGCGCCTTTCTATCAACACGACAGTTGGCACAATCTACGGACAAACAACCATTAACGAGGTACTCTAACAATGTCATTAACCGCCCCAACCATTGACGCCAACGGGATAAGCGCGCCAAGTTATGCCGAGATTTTGGACTATTTGCAATCGCAATTTAAGGCGATTTACGGGCAAGATTTATACCTGGGCAACGATAGCCAGGACGGCCAATTTTTGGCAATCATTGCAAGCGCAATCAACGACAGCAACGCCGCGGCGGTCGCCGTTTATAATTCATTTAGCCCGGCAACGGGCCAGGGTAATGGCCTAAGCTCAAACGTGAAAATTAACGGCATTAGCCGCTTGGTAGCAAGCGCCTCGACCGTGGACTTGCGGATTGTTGGCCAGGTGGGCGCCGTGATTACCAACGGCATTGCCAGCGACGCCAACGGCCAAAGCGATTGGCTATTGCCGGCAAGCGTAATAATCCCGTTGGCGGGTGAAATCACGGTAACGGCGACCAGCTCCCAGGTGGGGGCAATTACCGCTCAAAGCAACACAATTACAAAAATCAAAACGCCGACTTTTGGCTGGCAATCGGTAAACAACCCAACGGACGCCGTGCCAGGTAATCCGGTCGAAACAGACGCGGAGCTGAGGGCGCGCCAGGCGCTTAGCGTTGCGGTGCCGTCGCAAACTATTTTTGAGGGCATTGTGGGCTCGGTGGCCAACATTATTGGCGTAACCCGCATAAAAGGCTATGAAAATGACACCGACGCGGCAGACACCAACGGCATACCCGCGCACAGCATTGCCATTATTGCCGAGGGCGGCGACGCGCAAACAATTTTTGAAACAATCGCAGAAAAGAAAACGCCAGGCACCGGCACCTTTGGCACGTTATCGCAAACCGTGATTGACGCCGTTAATAGCGTGCATATCGTGAAGTTTTCGCGGCCAACTATCCTGGACATTAAGGTGGCCATGACCGTAGCGCCATTATCCGGGTACAGCGCCAGCGTATTGCCAAAAATCAAGGCGGCGATTAACGAGTTTATTAACGCCCTGGAAATTGGCGAAAGCCTGCTTTATTCCAAATTGTACGTGCCGGCAAACTTAAACAATAGCGTGCTCGGTGAAACCTACAACATAACGGCGCTAACCATAGCGGTTGGGGCTGGCGCTCCTGGGACGTCAAACATTGCGGTTGCTTACAACCAAGCGGCGCAAATCGTTGACGCTGATATTGTTATTACGGTAACGACATAATGAACGATTACACCAGCCTAATTACAAGCGAGCACAACCAGCGGCCTAAGTTCAAAGCAATGGTTGGAGCCGTAGCCGGAGCCTGGGGCTCCGTTTACGATTTTACGCAAACAATACCGGCCAAGTTTGACCTGGACACGGCCGAGGGCGCGCAATTGGACGTTATCGGCCAATGGGTGGGACAAACCCGTTTAATCCCCAATGTTTTGCTGGTCCAGTATTTTAACTTTGTCGGCAATCCGGCCGCGCTGAATTTTGGCGAGGAGGGCAACTCCTCAATTGGTGGCCGCTTCTATGGCGAGGGCGAGCCGGTGGACGCCTCCACGATTTTAGCCGACCCGGAATATAGGACAATTATCCGGGCCCGTATCGTGCGCAATACCGCAAAGGGCCTAACGTCAGATTTTATCCGCTCGTTGCAATTCATTTTCAACGCTCCGGCAATCATTGATGACCCGGCGGACATGACCGTTGGAATTTTTATTGGCCGCTATCTGAGCTTAACGGAGCTGGCGATTATTACCGGCCTAGACATTTTGCCGCGCCCGTCCGGGGTTCGGATTAGGACCCGCGGCTATTACGACGGCACGGGATATTTGGGATTTGAGGGGCAAGTTAACGCCTTGCCTTTTGCCGAGGAGGGCTACACCGGCCCGCTTCACCAACTTATGGAGGAATTTTAAAAAATGACGATTTACAACAAACCAACGGACTTGCCAGCCTGGGCAGAAAGTGGCGACAAGGTACAGCCAACAAATGCCGAAATCCAAACAGGCTGGCCAGTTTCCACGGTGCCGCCAAGCCGCCAGCGCTTTAACTGGATTTTAAACTGGCTGGCCAACGGCATGCGTTATTTCATGCAACGCGGAATCCCTGAGTGGGACGCAACGGAGGAATACCCGGCAGGCGCGCGCGTGCAATATGCAGGGCTGACTTACAACGCAATCAATGGCACGGCCAACACAAACCAGCAACCGGACACCGCAACAACGTTTTGGGAGCGCTGGGGATTTTCTGCCAGTGAAATAATTTCAAACGACAGCTTTTTGAGCAAAAGCGTTGCCGGTAGCGCCAATGTTACATTAACAACGGCCGAGGCTAAAAACGGCATTATTGCGCTAACTGGCGCGATTACCGCAAACATTAACGTTGTTGTGCCGGCGACCTCCAAGCGCTGGGTTATCCGTAACGACACGACCGGCGCCTTTTCAATTACGGTTAAGACTAGCGGCGGCACCGGCGTTGCGGTATTACAAGGCTCCTCAGCCGAGCTATATTGCGACGGTACAAACGTGGACTTTTCGCCAAAATCCGGCCCGACACCGGCGCAATTTGACGGCTCCAAAAAGCTGGCCACAATGGAAGCGTTGCAACGTGCGCTTGGTAGTTTTTCCGGTGAATCAAATCTAAGCGCAACGGCAACATTGACAGCGGCAGACGTTGGCAAAGCCGTGTTAATGGCAACGTCCACAGGTTCGCAAGTGCTGACATTGCCGGCGGCGTCCGCAGTAGTAGCAGGCGGAGCCATAACAATACAATCGCAAAGCACGGTCGATTTTTCAGTTGCACGCGCTGGCACCGATACCTTAAACCCTGACGGCAACACGCTTACGTCAATCACTGTTAAAAATGGGGAATGGGTGCTTGCGGTAAGTAACGGCTCAAATCAGTGGGCGCTTTATGGTTCGGCAACATTGCAATACGCGGCATCGTTTACCAGCTCCCAGGCGGTAAACGGCTACCAACAATTGCCTGGAGGGTTAATTTTGCAATGGGGGACATACCAAACCACGGCCGCAAATACAAATCAAACTTTTACTTTGCCGTTAACTTTTCCAAATTCATTTTTATTGAGTTATTCCGCTCATTTTTGGAATAGCAACAACCCGACGTCCATTGTTACAGGAGTTATTGCAAAAGACGGATTATCTCAAATTGTATTAAGGACTAGCGCTGGTGCTCAAATGTCTGTTTTATGTATCGGAAATTAAGGAAAAACAATGTCAAAACACATACTTTTTACAAACGGCGTATTGGCCGCACGTTACGACAGCAAAATCAACCAGGCAATCCCGGCCGAAGCCCTGGAAGTTTCGGACGAGCTATTTTGGCAAACGATTAACGAAAGCGATGGCACTTGGTCGCTGGTTAAGGGCAAGATTGTTAAGGTGCCATTTCCGGCCCCAACCGAGGCGGAGCTTTTGGAGCGTGCCGTTAATGCGGTGCGCAACGGCCTGCAAAAAGAAATTGACGACAAGGCCAAAGCCCTGGGATTTAGCGGCGGCAATGCATTGATGCTTTACGCTGGATTTACAAATGCGTTTCAAACCCTGGCGCAAACCTTTGCGACCTGGGAGGCAAGCGTTTGGGTTGAGGCGGACGCTTACAAGGCGGAGGTAATTGCCGGCACCAAACCAATGCTTACGCCGGAGGAGGCGGTGGCCTTAATGCCAGCGTACCCGCTATGAAGTTTGCCGCGCAAGTAGTGATTGCCTTATATGTATTTTGGCTTTTCTACCTGGCAATAATGAGCTTATACCGCGCCAACATGAATAAAACGATAACGCCCCAGGCTAAGATTTTGGGCTGGCCAATTATCGCGGTTGGTGCGCTTATAGATTTTTGGCTGAATGTAACCTTGTTTAGCCTGGTATTTTTTGAAAAGCCAAAAGAGTTGCTTTTAACGCAACGTATGCAAAGGCATATCAAACGGGGGATTGGTTGGCGCTTCAAGTTATCAAGGTGGATTTGCCAGGGGTTGCTTAATGCTTTCGACCCCACGGGCTCGCACTGTTAGCGCCAATAAAAGAACCGCCGCAAGGCGGTTTTTTAATGACTAAAAAAAATAAAAATCAGAAAGGTAAAAAATGCCGGACCCAACAACACACACAGCAATCGCGGCCGCAACGGGGGCGTCCAGCGCCTCGATTGTTGCCGGCGCCATTTTCGGCGTGGAATATGTAGT